ATCAATAGAGACTATCCATGCTATCTGCTCTCAGTTATCTGAAGCAGAAATGGTTGGTTATCTTAGAGCTTCTATAATGAAATACATTATGCGTTTTGGTAGTAAGAATGGTTTTACTTTAGAAAAAGCCATTGAAGATACAAGAAAATGCAAATGGTTTTTGGATCAATTATTATTAGAACTAGATACTATTAAGAGTTCAGGTAATGACTCTTATAAACATTCTAACGTTCATAGTTTATTTCCAAAGGATAAAAAATGAATAGAAAGAATGGTAAAGACTATATCTTCTTAAGTAAAGTCAAGGCAGATGTATTAAATTACATAGCTGATTTTGTTAGAGAAAAAAAATATTCCCCTACTCTAATAGAAATTGGTAACCGCTTTGGCTTTACTAGAAGTAGATCAAATGCAATCGTAAATGATTTAACTAAAGCTAATCTAATATCTAAGGATGCAAGATACCCTCAGAGAAAGATTAAATTAAATCATCAACAACTATCAAAGATAAATACTTTGAAAGTAAATGAAATATATCCGGTAAATGAAATTTGAAAAAACATATTTTTACGAATTTAATGCAAAGTTTAAAGAGATTTTTGATGATGTGGAAGTTGCCGCAAAGTCAGAAAAACCTAGAGATTTAAAAAGCATGGAAGTAACTAATGTTCGCTTTTTAAAATCTAGTATTAAACCGGTAAATAAAAAAGAAAAGAATGGATAAAGAAAACGATCCTAAGAAACAAGTTAAGATAGAGAAACGCTACTATACTCTTCTTGAAAAAGAAAAAAAGTTAGAAGAGGAAGCGTTAAAGGTTGCGGAGAAAAAAAGGAAAGCAGCTTTTGAACTTGGTATGAAGGATTTAGAGTTTGAAGATATAGCTAGTTAGTAGCTAATAATTGTATGCGTATTGTAGGTTGTAAAACAACTAAGGAGAGAGACATGACTAAAAAGAAAGAGATAACAGGTTATCATGGATATTATGATAGCAAAAAGAAAAGAAGAGTGCTAAAAGTTTTATATAAAAAAATTTAATTATTAATGAATTCCTTTGGAGAAATAGACTGCCAATTGAATATTGACTATGTCAATTATGAAAGTGTCTATATTTGTTTTTATCTAGCGTAGAAGTATAGGGAGTTTTTCGTTGAGACTCCCTATATTAAATTACATTCCTTTTTTAGATCTACCTTTTTTAACGCCTTTAATAATTCCTTTATTAAACGATGCATAAAATACAGACTTTCCTCTCTTAGATCCATACTCCTTTTGCATTGCTTTCATTATTTTAGCGCCTTTTTTATTTAGTGGCATATTGCTCCTGTTGTTTTAAGTTTGCTTGTCTTATTGATTCTGATGTTTCGTAGCAGCTAGTATGCTGACAATTTCTGTCTGCAAAGATAACAAAAGAATCTGAGTTAACTACTTCTTTGGCGCATGATATACAAAACCCTACATGCATCAATCTAAATTTTTTTTTAGCCATTTACTACCATGCTTTGCAAGACCAATATCTAGCTGATAGTTTATTGGTAGCGCCTTCGCATTTATGTCTAGCTCTAAAAGATTTACGTCTAGCTTCAATATGTTTTTTAATTTTCATATTAGGATCACCAAAGCGAACAAGTTTAACTTGGTTACCTTGCTTTGCAAGAACAGCAGACTTCTTTCTTTTACCTGGTGTAGATTTAGGTTTATTATATCCGGAGAATTTCTCTCCTCTGTAATTAATCATTATCTTGCAAGTGGATTAGAATTAGAAGCTCTTAGTTCTTTCATCTGAACCTTTAATAGTTCAACTTCTTTTTGTAATATTAACATATCATTTTTAACTGTGCTTACTTTAGATGGATCAATGCTATCAATCTTTGACATGATTTCTCCATACTTAATAAAGCCACCGCCTATTGTACCAATTATTGCAACTGTTGCTATAATCTCTTTTAAATTATTCTTAACCTTATCTAACATATTAACCTCTTATTCTTTTTAATTGTTCTAACTGAATGATAATATCATTCTGTTCATCTTGTATTTCTTTTAACATATTATGTCTAGTAGCCAATGGATCTTTATTAGTATAAGATTGTAAGGTTATATTGGTATATATAGACGGTTGCATTAAATTAGCTTGATTATAAAAGGCATCATTAGGAACTCCAACCATTTGCCTTGCTGCATAAAATGGTTTATTCTCATACACACTTAAACTTGGTTGATTACTTTTTAATGATTCAATTTTTATTTCTTGTACTGACTTTACTTTTGTATCTACACCTTTTAATTCTTTTTCTACTTTATCTAATTGTTGTTTCGTTTTTACATCTACCTGAGTATTGCTTACATTTGTTTTATCATCGGAAGCAGAAGTTTTAACTTCATTATTGCTTGTGGATAAATTTTCTTTTGAATATTTTTGTTCTTTGATTGACTCTTCTTTGTTCTGTGTTTGTTCTTTATTAACTTCTTTAGGTTGTTCTGTGGATTGTTTTGGTTGTTCTTGTGCTGGTTGTGATAACTGAATTGTTTCGTTAATCTTTGTTTGTTCAGAAGATTGCTGAATTACAACAGGAGAATCTATAACAGGAGATTCAATAATTGCTGAAACAACAGGTTCTTTAATTGTAACTTGTTGAATAACTGGACTTAAAATTTCAATAGGAGTTATTGTGATAGGTGGCAAAGGATTAGTTACATAGGTAACTGTTAATGATGGATTCATTAAATCAGCTGCATAATGATATGGAGAATTTGTAGATTCATAAAAAGAAAATCTACTTGTTATACTAAAATTAGCTTGTGTGTTTTTATCTATGACAGCTATGTTTTGATAATTATTAAAATAAGAACTTGTATAATTAATAGTTCTATTTTGTATTGTTGATACACCGTTATCATTAGTAATGACTTGCGTCATAGTAACATTTTGATTTGGATTTCCAGACCAAAACCAAATATCAGCGCCTTGTGTAGAAATAAAACCTTCATTGATTTGTGCTTTAGATAAACCAATTGAAAATAGTGAAACAGTATTCTCAACAAACTTCCCACTTACTCCTGCTATAGTTCCAGAACCATGAGTAGAATATAAGTTAGTTCCACTCCATCCATTAGATGTAGTAAATGTATTTGGTGTTAAATTAGATGTTGTTGTAGTTTGTGCTAAAGATATTACAGAGCTAACAAGCCAAGCAATAATAGTACAAACGGTAAGCCAGATGATGAATTGTCTTTTGCTTCGTACCATTGATTTATTTCCTCAATTTTTTTTTTCTCAACTACTTTTTGTTTTTCAGTATCTTCCATAATTTTTAATTTATCTACATACTGATTATAGTCTGGTCTTAATTTATCATACTTTAACCATTGCGCTGTAGCGTCAGCACCAATCTTTCCTTCAAATGGACATGGCGTTCCTGATTGTTCCATTGCATAAAATACTCTAGCGTCTTGGCAAAGGATTGATACAGCAGCAACCTTCATTCCTAAATCATTTAATACTTTTGATAGTTTAATTCTTTCACAGTTTTGATCTGTAGTATAGCTTCCGCCTGATACTCCAATACCAAATGTAGATACACCACCACTATATCCAACAACGCATAAGTCTTGTGAGTAAGCAGACATACTTGGAGCAGTTGCAGTTGCTGCTACTCTAGTATCTCCTGAATAGGCGTTAGTGGTAGAATTAGTTGTTGTAGTAGAATTAGATGAAGAACCTGATTGGTACGTTGAAGTTGTGGAAGAAGTATATCCACCAGTAATAGAAGTATTACTACCAGAAGTATTATTCTGAGTAGTAGTTTGTGATGATACATTAGATATTAAGCATAGTATGAAAACTATAGTTGTTAGTATAATGCTCTTTCTCATTTTATTTTTTATAACCTTTTTTTTTAATTACTTTTTTAAATCTTATTATTCTTTTGTATCTTAATGGTTCATGTTTGAATTTAATATATTCTTTTAAAAGATTATGAATCTTTTTAAATATACTCATTACTCTTTATTAGGTTGTCTATTAGCTAAAGTTCTAGCTATGCTTTCACCTGAACGACCAACAACATAACCGCCTAAACCTATTTGTAATAAAGTCCAAACATCTCCTGGTAGTTCAAAACCAACAACTAAACCTGTAATCATTTTAATTATTGGTGCAAAAATATAATTAAATACCAAAACAAATATTAGAACATACATTAGTAATGGTCTCCAACTAGCTGCAAACCAACCTGCTTTGGCTTCTGCTTCTACAATAGATGCAGCTGCTTTTAGTTCTTCAGTTGAAGATTTTAATAATTGTTCGTTTAACTGTGCTTTTAATTTTTCTTGTAAGTCTTTATCAGGTACAGATTTTTCAATTGTACTGAATAATATTTTTGCAAGCGGTGCTATTGCACTAAGTGCTGGTAACATATTTTTATCTAGTTGGTTATGCGCAAGAACGCATGAGATTTGACAATTCCTCACAGCGCTTTGGCGTTTGAACTCTCCATTGAGAGTCTAACATTTGTTCTGCTGCTTCATTATAGTCTTTTTTTCTCAACGCTTCAAACATTTTTTTAAACTTAGAAACCCCACCAATTCCTAATTGAAATACCATTTCTACTATAACTTCTCTTGCAGTATCGCAAACATCAATATCGTCTAATAATTTTTCAGCATTGATTGCAGCGTTATTAAAGTCTTTATCAAATAAATTTTCTAATAAAGATTTATCGTATTGAATACCTTCGGCAAAATCATCATCTTCTGTAAGTAAATGACCATAACCTATTGTGGCTTTGCCTAAAGAATCTAAATAAACAGTATCTCTAAAACCTTCATGTTTTTTAATTCTGTTTTTAACTTCTTGATAATCCATAATACATTTACAATTATTTAATAATACACAACCTATTGGGTTGTATAATTTATTGATACAATTATTTGACGCTATCCATTTTGTCTTTGTTTGGAAAGACATCAATTAAATTTTTTAAGTCTGAAAATGATTTGTAACATTTCTGTTCTTTTCTTTTCTTTCTTTTATTCTGTTCAATAGTAAGTTTATTTTCTTTTGATAAATTTTTATTATGCTCTAAGTCTTTTAAAATATCTTTTTGATCCATAACCATTAACTCAACGCCAAGTTGTTTTTGTTTTTCATTTGGTGATCTGTGAATATTATGATTATTTTTTTTACGATATGATTTAGTTTTAACATCAATTAATCTTACTGTACCATCAGGTTTAATTGCAACCAAGTCAAAGACGCATTGTGGGTCAACTGACTTTGCAACCATATATCCTTGTTTGGTAAGAGAGCAAATTGCTTCATATTCAGATATAACACCTATAGAACTTTTAGTTAATGGCTTAACAATCTTACTATTAGATCTGCTAATGCACCTATACTTAGTGTTACGACTAACCATAACACCTTATATATGGTATTGATCTTATCTTCAATATGTTTCAGATGATTATTCATTAATAAATCAATCTTTTGATCTAGTAGTTTTAACTTTCCGTTCAATATAAGTATCTGTTCGTTGTTTTTTTGTGATTGGGTACTCATTATCTTACATTTATTAATCCTGGCGGTATTTGTGGAGCATAAATAGTTCTTTCTTCTGGAGCAAATAACTCTCTTTCTCCTGACAATACTGATGCAGGGGTTGTTGGTCGTATTTTTAATTCTAAAGCTCTAGGATCTTTTGATAAATCAATTGCGATACCTTTCTTAGATGTTTTTCTTGAAACAAAATCTAACGCTTTATCATAAAAATTTCTTGCTGCTAATAAACCTTGAATATTTGCAAGTTTAAATCCAACGATTCCAAGAACGCTTCTTCCAACAGAATTTGCTGCTCTTGATAATGCTGAAGCAGTATTAGAAAAATTTGCTAAATCTCTAGGAACAAATGTTTTCTTAACTGTTTTTACAAAATCTCCAATTAATGAAATTTCTTTTTGAGTAAATAATTCATTTAATAAATCTTTGTATTTTGTAGAAGCATTGTTAAAAATATTTACAAATCTTTGTGGAGAAAAAGTTCCATTAACAACAGAATCTCTAATTAATCTTTCAAAAGCAGCTGTTCTTAAAGATTGAAAATCTGCGTTTTGTATAGCTTGTTGACCCAAGTCAGTTCCTTCAACACCAAATATATTTTTTAATCTTTTAACTATTTTTAAAGAATCTTGATTTTTACCAAGTTGACCAAGACCAAATACATAATCAATAGTTTTAGATGGTGTTACATCTGGATCATGTAATATTTTTTGTATAACTTTTCCTGCATTATCATTTATTGTAATGCCGTTCTTTTTGATTGCATTAACTCCAAATAAAACTTGTCTTTCTCTAAATAATGATCTAGCTTCTTTTAACGCTTCAATAGCTGCAGGGTTATCACCGCTACCAAATAAAGCATTATCTACTGCATCATCAAAAAACTTGTCGTATTCTTGTTTAATTGCAATTACGTTTTTTTTATCAGTTGGATTTTTAGCGGCATCTACTAATCCACTAATATTTTTTCTTAAAGTTTCAAAGTCTTTTAATGTAGATTTATTAACGGCAACAACAGGTTGTGGAGCATATTTGTTAACAAAATTTTTAACAAATTGTATTCCTCTAACAGTAGCTGGTGTTAATTCTTTATCTATAACTGCCGTACCATCTACAATTGCTTTTTCAATAGATGATGGTAATACTTTAATATTGCTGTTGCTTGCATTAAAAATAGCATCTTTATCAACAACATTATAAGCTGTACCAACTTTATCTGATAATTTTTGAAATCTTGCTATAATAGAATTTTTAATAGTTTCACCAGCTTGATCTAATGTTTCTTTTTCTAATTCTCCTTTATTAAATTTATCTAATAAAGATTTAGCGCCTAATTCAATATCTAAATTTTGTTGTTTTAAAAAGTCTCTAGCTACTTTTTGAGTTTCTTTATCAACTCCTGTACCTTTAGCTGCTTCATATAAAGCTGCAATTCCTTCTTCATCACCAATGGCTTGAGATGTACTTAACTTAAAACCAAATTGCGTTGCTTTAGCTTCTGTTGCAGCAATATCAGATTTGATTCCTTTAGATAAATTATACGAAAATTGTTTAATAACATCTTGATTAGCAATATCATCAGGATCAACACCAGCATCTCTTAAAGCAGATTTTCCTTTATCATTTAATTGAAATAATTTTTCTTTAGTTGTTTCATCAACAACTTCATCAACAAATTTATCTTTAGAAAATATTTTTTTAATTGCTTTTGTAGCAAGAGGATTAATTGTTGTTTCAAACGCAAATGGTACAACAGTATTAATTACTGCTTTTCCAACATCAATTTCTTTTGATCCAAGTGGCATAGCCGCAAAATCTTGTGCAAATGAAGTTGTTCCACCAGCTACTCCTGTAAGTATTCCTCTTTTTAATAAACTTTGACCAGCTTTTTTTAAAGCGTAAGAATAACCTGGTATGTATTGTAATATTTGTGAAGTTGTTTCTAATACATCTATATTTGAAACACCAGGTTTGTTTAAATAAAATGTTTTGCCATCTGGCATAACCGCCATTGGATTTTCAAATTTATCTTGAACAATTTTAGTTCCTGGTATTTGTGCTTGAATAATTTGAGCTTGTGCTTTTTGATTTGGAGTTAAAGCAATACCGGCTATAATTTTAGCCGCAGCACCTGTTCCATATTCACCTAATCCTGATAATTCTGGAACATCTGGAAACTCTGTTCTTTTAGTTCCTGAAAAAAAATCAGCAGTTCCTAATAATATTTTTTTTGTATATTTACTTAATGTTCCTTCTTCTTGAGACTTTAAATAATCTAATTCTTTTTGATCTGTAATTTCTTGCAAACCAAAACCATTACCTAAACTAGGAACATTAGATATTTGTTTTTCTTGAGATTTTAAATATTCAAGTTCTTTTGGATCTGTAATTTCTATCATTAATCTGCGTAGTAATATTTATCACCAACTCTCATTACTTTTCTTCCTGATCTCAATTTATATTGAGTAGTGTTAGCAAAATCAGGATCAATTCTTCCAGTAATAACTTTTAATTTTTCTTTAAAATCATCTGGGAATAATGGATTTTCTTTTTGCCAATCGCTAGTAAATTTAGACCAACTATCTCCAGTTATTTTATCTTTTTTAGACAAAGCGCCATTTCTATCAACCCAATCTCTAGCTTCATCTGCATAAGAAGAACCTATGGTATTAATACGTTTTTTAATTTCTAATTGAGCTTGAATACCTTGTTTTGACGTTCCAAGACCAGGATTAATGTCAACTGCAAATTTTCTTTCACCATCAGAAATAGCTCCTTTAAACTGACCAAGAGTATTCATAACTAATGTTCCTGATGCATTAGAAAGCGCTTCTGAAGCAGCTACATTTTGTAATGAAGTTTTAACTCCTACTAAATTTAAAGTTTTTTCTAAGTTTGTTGCTACACCAGAACCTAAACCAGTTTTTAAATCTGGATTAGTTGCAAGAATTTGTTCAATAGATTGAATAGCAATATTTTCTTTATTTGCTGTATCTTGAGATTTAATAATTTCCTCAAATTGAGTTCCTAATGTTTTTCCTATAACCTTTTGTTCTTCTGTTTCACCAGGAGATATTTGTACTAATGGAGCTGTTCCAACTTGTTTAATTTCTCCTGTTTGTGCATTTCTTTGATATAGTCTGTTTTGATCTAATCCTGGTGTACTTTTAACTTGTTCTGGAGTTAAAGTTTCAAATTGTTTTTTTGGAGAAAATGCTTGTTGAATTTGACCAGCTTGATAAAGAGATGGTAATGCAGCTTCAAAAATATTTTGACCCTTACTAGCAGCTCCTAATAATCCTAATCCAACTAATAATTCTGTATTTCCTAATAATCCTGGTAAAATGTTACCGGTTGCAGTAGCTCCAGATTGAGTTGCTTTTAACATTTTTTCTTCATCACTTATATTACTTAGTATTCCATAACTTTTTAATAAATCTTGAATTGCCATTATATTAATCCTCTTTGTTGTAAGAACTGACTATAAATGCCAGCACTTGGTTGTTGTGTTGTTATTAATCCTTGTGGATATAAAATATCACTTATATTTTGTTTTGCTTGAGAATAATTATCTAAAATATTTCTTCTTGAACCATATAAAGGAACATTACTACTTGGTATATTCATGTCAACTCCAGGTACTTGTGGTTGTACTGCTTGTGTTGCAGCTCCAAGTAAAGCTGATGTTCCTAAAGTTTTTGCAATATCAGCAGGTGTTTTTGGAATAAATGCACTAACGAAATCTGTTGAAGGAAATAAACCTTGAACATTACTTGCAATAGAACCTGTTAAAGGATTAAATGCACCGCCAGCTCCAAGT